ATGCTTCTTTCATATCCTGAATGTCTTTAGTTATCAATTCTATAACTGAATGTAACTGTTTTACTTCAAACTTCAAGTCTTTATTAAGCTGCTCTTGCGATATAGCCATTATTTAGTTACCATTTTTTACACGACCAATATCTTGCCGTAAATTTATCTTTAGCTGTGGAACAACGATGTCTCGCTCTAAAAGACTTTCTACGAGCTGGCTCATTCTTACGTATGGGCATATTGGGATCGCCATAATGGATAACCTTAACTTGGTTACCTTTCTTTGCTAAAACTACAAATTTTTTGGTGTCCCTCCAACTCCTGCGTGGCTTGTTAAACCCAGCATACGTATGACCCCTGTATTCAATGCGACCACCGCTAAGTCTTTTAACATCTTTCATGGTGACAAAATAGCTACTCTTTATGTTTTGATTCAATACTAAATTAAAGTATTGATTTATAATGATATTTTCTTTTACTTTTAATTATGTCAGAAAACGTACCAGCAAAACCAGCCCTTTACAGCCGAGTCAAAGCAGAGGCTAAACGCAAGTTTAAGATATTCCCTAGTGCATACGCATCAGCCTATATCGTTAAAGAATATAAAAAAAGAGGTGGAACATACACAGGAAAGAAGAGTAAAAGAAAAGGCATCGCTCGATGGATGCGTGAAAAGTGGACTACTCAAGACGGATCACCTTGTGGATCAAAAAAGTTCAAGGGCGTAAAGAAATGTCGACCTACTGTTCGTATAAGCAAGGAAACACCTGTTACGTGGCAAGAACTTAAGGCAAAACGCAAAGCCTCTGAAGCTATAAGAGAGAAAAAGCGTGTAGGAATGGGTAAACGTGCTAAAGCTATCAAAAGAGACTAACGCAACACATACATTGGGCTTGAAGAACCCTTCTCATTACGCCAAATAGCATAATCTGTCGCATCTGACATATGTCCACGATCACCATTGTCTATTTTTATGCCTTTGTCATTCACAATGGAGTACATATAGTCTTTTATGGTGTGTTCACATCTAGTATTTATTAAAAGTCGTCTTTCACCATTGATTCCAGCATAAATTACGTTATTTATCTTGTCTACACGCACTTTCCTTCGTGGATTTTGTATGTCTAGCTCATTTTTATACAAAATTTGATGCTGTTCAAAGACTTCTCGTACATAATCCCAGTCATTTTTACCTACACGACCATAATTACCACTTTTTTGGTTAGATGTGTTGTCTCCAGATAATAAAACCTTTGAAATATCCCATTTATTTAATAATTCAACAGCTTTGAGCGCTTGTTCAGTTGTTAGAGCTTCTTTGGAGAAGATTTCGTCAAATACAATATACTGCCTAAGCCCATTACGAGCTTTTTTAACTTGTAGCAAAGCCCAACAATGAGGAGACCTGTTGAAATCAGCGCACAACCAAACAGGACTACTGCTATCGTAATCGAGAGCTGTAAGATTGCCATCAGGGTAGTGGTTATATCCATCAAAATGCTTGTATGCCTTCTTCGTAGGATCATCTGTTTCCTCACTCATTTCATATCCAAGTTTATACGACAGAAAGTCCATCGCTTCTTCTTGGAGCAATCTTTGTTTACTATGATTTGTTTCCCAAAGAGGTATTTCCCATACTTTATCTGGCTGTCTCATAGTCTCGTATTGACTGAAGGGCACTTTTTGGATCTACAAAAAATATAGCCACATGATCATCAGCCGCATCTTCTATTATTGATAAAGCACCAGACACATAATGATGAACAGTTTTAAGGTCATAGCTTAGTATGTTCCATCCATGTCTCATACATTCGTCTATAACATAATCTAATATACCTGACTCTGATTCTTTAGGCAATATCTCCCAGTGCTGTTTCATTACCTTTGCTTCTATCATACGAGAGAATAATTCTATTTCTTTTTTAATACGATTTACTTCACTTTGATCTGTGTCTACAGAAAGCCTTATGTATGTTACTATTTCAGGTTTTTCCATTCTTCTACTTTATATCCAGTTTTATCTTCTTTTACAGAAATCTGAAGAACATTGAATATTCCAGATTTCATCAGCCTGCTATTAGCATCATTAGGATGATAGGGAGTACATACACTCAAAACAATACCTTTATCATGAACACGCTTGATCCATGTGTTCGACACCTTGTTCCATACTGTATCTCTACGTGCCGTGGATATTCTGTCCTCGTCATTGCACACATCATCAAGAATCAATACACCAGCTCGCTGACCTGTAGTTTGAGTCAATACTGCATACGCCTCATAGGTAGGATTACCTGTTCTATTACGACTCTTCACTATTATCCTTTGAGTTGATCCAGTATCAGTTCTATCAAACTCAACAGCATTAAAATTATTCTCTTTGCACCAGTATTTATACATATCACTCATAAACAACGCACGTAGCGATAATATCCTTTTAGCAGATATACCACCATCAGCAGACACAATCAAAGTCTCAAGTTCATGCTTTCTCGTGGTCATATAGGCTGATAGACCAATAGCTACTTGTTGCGACTTGCCAGTATTATAAGGCGCACGAATCAATCCATTCAGACGAGCGTTCTTAGACGATGAATCCTGCTCCCAGTCATAAATACCTTGTTGCATAGCTAGGTGTATATCTGCTTGGGTAAGTTTTCTGCCATCTTGATCTGCCAAACAATTCTCAATAAAACAGTTGCGCAAATCAATAGAATCTGGTGGTGGTTCATGCCCAACAATGTTGACAAGTAAATCAGACCAATTAGCTTTTTGGGGCATACGCTCGCTTACACAGGGTACATTGCACCTCACACCGCCTGCCATGAGAAACAACACCCAAACATTTAAATAGTTTTGTTTTGTTCCAAAACTTCAAGTGTTTCACAAAGAAGTTCGTTTTAAATATAGGGAACTTGAACAACTTAATTCTCATAGGTATATACCTTCTCTTTCAACTCCATCAAGTCCTCTTTAGTGATGTATATAAACACATCTTTCCTACCCTTTCTACCAATAGGTTTATATAGTATTTGATCATATCCATATTTTCTGGCAGCACTATCAATCCTCATAACTGGCATATTAGCCCTTCTATTTTTTATCATTCTCCTAACTACTAAAGCATGCAACTTTCGATTATCAACCAAAACAAACGATCCATGAAATTGAAAAGCTATTTTGTCTGCCCCTTTCGTACTACACCAACCTAGTTTGCCTTGAACATTGGTTATCTCAACAAGAATATATCCATCAACATGAGATCTTTTTAACCCCTTAACATCAACTGTTATTTCATTCAGATACGCATCAATATGATTGTAGTCATCATGCTGAGTACCAGCTTTAGCACCAGATAACTCGCAAAATAACCTCTCAGACTCTTTACCCTTTTTGAACCTTTCTTGTTGTTTATCTTTATAGTAACTCATAGTCAGCCTCGATTGCCTCCATTTTTTGAGCAAAATCTCTAAGTTGATCTATATTCAGATAATCCTGAAGAACCTGCAAGGTTTGCTCCCTCATCTTATTCTTGTACTCAATAATAATGGTCGGCTCATTACTTAGCTCTTTGCGAACATCATGTAAGTCCTTCATTATCTTACTTAAATCCTTTGGATGAATAGCATCTAAATCTGGATGATTCTCAAGAAGAGAAGTTATCTTTACTAGCATGAACTCAACCTTCGTTGATAGCCTCTCTTTTCGCTCCTCTAGCGTCCCAACAGCTTGAAGGGTCTTACGGTATTGCTCTAGTTCTTTTAAGAGCTGTGGATCAAATTTTGATATTTCTGGTAGTTTTTTGGTTTTCTCTATGAACTGAATCTCATCATCTATATGTTTTCTTTCTGACTTCCAATTGTAAATAGTTTGTCTTGACACGCCCCATTTCTGAGCCACTTTTGACACATTTCCAATTACATCAATATCTCGCAAAATTTCTACCTTTTGCTCAGGTGAAAACTCGCTGCTACCAACCCTTTTTTTCGACATATTCAATCACTGATTCTATTCGGTTATAGATGTAGTTCGGCAGTTTATCAGACATAGAAGGTATTTTGTATAGACTATCTATAATCACTTTTATTTCTTCTAAAAGCTCCTCTTTGTTTGATATTTTTTTCTTTTTATGCCAGCCCACTGTACAGATTTGTTATCCTATTTACAAAAAGGTACCTCAAACCATCTGATTTTACAAATATTTTATAATGGGTAGAAATTTTTAAAAAAAAAATTGACAACTATTAGTAAAAATTTAGTTTTTGCGAAAGGCAGGGTAATCAGAATGCGACGCTGAAAATTTTAAGGCCTACACCCCTGCCAGATGGCCAGAGACCGCCCAAAAATTCCCCCAGTGCCACGCGAGCAGCACCAGAGGTGTAAAGGGTTGGCAGAAATTAGAGGCCTGCAATTGCCATCACCTGAGAGCGAGCCTCCCCT